GCTGGAAAGAACCAACCAGGTATAAAGTTTAGGATAAACATTTTTACTTAACTTTATGTTACTTCTTGCCAATTTAACTCAGCTTCATTCCAATAATATTCTTTATTATCTAGTGGTTTAGATATAGGTGCTTGCCAATTACCTTCAGTATCTAGTATCCAACTATTAAAAGGCTTTGGTGCAATAAATATATTCTTATCTGGATCATATTTAGAACCAATTGTAGCATAAGTTTTTCTAAAACTATTATTATAACTGGTTTGTTTCCAGTAAGGGTGTCCTCCTGACCAAGTAACTAAAAAAGCTATTCCTAATTCCTCGCGTTCAACACCATTACTATCTAATAGCATACTATTTTTTACAACTAATACTTCTAATACATTATTATTTTCATCTAATTTTGCAAAATGAGCCATAATTTATTACCATCTTATTGTTCCATTGCCAGCAAATACATATAAATAGTATCCGCCATTATTATAAATATCTGGATTACCAGTTACAGTAGGTGTACTATAAGTGTTAGGATATCTTATTATCACTATACCACTGCCACCATTTCCTGATCTTACTGAGGAACCACTATCTTGGCCTGCGGCACCTCCACCCCCGCCTGTCATATATCCGCCATCTTCAGCAGTATTGGGTCCGCCAGTACCGTTACCACCTCCACCTTTTTGACCACCATTATTAGTGCCACCACCTAAACCACCTTGGCCTGCTCCATCGCCTTGATTTCCTGAACCACCACCACCACCAGCATAATAATTACCATTTCCTGGCCATTGTTGAGCTAATCCACCTGCCCCACCTCCAGGATTTCCATTAATTGTAGTAGTTCCGCTACCGTTTCCACCTGCTCCGCCACGTCCGCCGCCTCCACCACCACGTTGAGCTCCAAAATCTGGATTTCCTCCATCATTTCCTTGGCCACCACCTACCGTATATCCGCGACCACCAGCACCACCGCCACCACCAGATCCACCATTTTGTCCTGCTGTACCACCATTCCAGCTACCACCGCCACCTCCACCAGTAGTTGCTAATGAACCAAAAAACGAACTTCCACTACCATTACCACCTGTAGTACTTGAACCTGGAGGACTAATATCATAACTATTTGCTCCGCCGCCGCCTACAGTAATATTATAAGTATTATTTAAAGCGATAGACGTATTACCATATATCATGCCGCCAGCACCTCCTCCGCCAGCTCCTCTATTAATAGCACCGCCGCCTCCGCCTGCTACAACTAAGAAATCCACATCTGAGGGAGCAGTTTTAAAACTACTATCTACAATAGTTACAGTTGCAGCAGTAGCTACTATCGTACCTGAAATACTACTTGTTCTTAATTGAAAAATAATAGTTTCACTGCCCTCATTTACAGATACATCTTGAGTAGGAGTAAATGTTACAGTTCCACTAGAACTACTATAAGTACCAGTAACAACAACAGAGCCACTATTTGCATTCTCATTAAAATCATTAGCATTACTAGTACCACTATTTGTCCAATATAATGTAGTTCCACTATTAACATTAGATGTAATTATAGTAAAAGTTACACTGCCTGACTCATTAATACTAGTAAAATTAGGTGTTACAGAATAACTTGGTGTTAAACTAGTATCATTTATTGTAACGGTGCTACTAGTAGCTACAATAGTTCCAGATGTACTTCCAGTTCTTATATTTATAGCTATAGTTTCGCTACCTTCAGTTAATGCGTCGGATCTTATAATCCTAGTAATAGTCGCGGTATTGTTTGTAATAATAAAGCTACTACTATTTAAAGAATCACTAAAATCGCTAGCACTAGTAGTTCCACTATTTGTCCAATATAATGTAGTACCATTGGGTACATCTGTTGTAGATACAGTAAAGGTTACTGTATCTGATTCATTTAAATTTGTAGTACTAGGACTAACACTATAAGTGGCTTGATTTAGGGTCCAGGTTCCTGATAATTTTTCTATAAATTGATTTTCTAAGCTAAATAATCCGCTAACAGCATTGCTCGATGTAGTAGTTTTTTTGCCTCGTAAATTACCATTAAACATTAGCTTATTTCCTCATAGCTAATAATAATATGTATATCACCATTAGCATTTGCTAAAGCTCTAATACTATCATTTTCTTCTAGATAAAAACTACTATCTTTGCTACTAACTACTAAAGTTGTATCTGCTGGTACGCTAATTGTACTAGCTAGATAGTAATCTGTAGTTGCATTTTTATATATGCTAACTGTTAAATCTGCATTATTAACACCATCTATATTTGCTGCAACAATAGAGTTTATTTTAAATACTTTATTACTGCTACTAGAATTAGTAAGAACGGCTGTAAGAGATGTAGTTACTGCTGCACCTATTGTTTTGCCTGTGATAGTTGTAACTGCTACTATATTTGGTGCTGCCATATTATCCTCCAAATACAATAGCCATAGCTATTGCTTTACCTGCTGAAATTCCTGCATTTGCAAAACTTAGGTTACCACTACCATCAGTAATTAGTGCTTGATTAACCTGTCCATCTTGAATAGGCAGTTTCCATGTAATATCATTAGATAATGCATCAGGAGCACGTAATCCTGCTGTATTATTACCATTTGCTGCTAATTCTGCTAATCTTATTGCTCCGCCAGCTGAAACGCTACGTGCTAGTGTAATGGCTTTAGTCATGTTTACCTCGCTAGTAAGTACTTAAATATTATCATGTTATTTCTATCCAGCTGGTCGTCGCCTCATACCATTGATATCGCTTGCCATCTTGCGGCATAGCTACCGGAGCATCCCAGAGACATGTCTGCTCATTGAGCACCCAACTGGGATAAGACTTAGGCGGGATGAAAGCGTCACGGTCAGGGTCGTAGGTGTAGCCCACGCCTGCGTAGTTCTTGCGAAAATTGGCGTTGTATGAAGTTTGCTTCCATACGCCGCCAAGCAAGCGCATGCAAAAAGCCACTCCAACCGTTTCACTCTCAACGCCGTGTGCGTCAAGGCATTCATTATTGTGTACAACGATTACTCGCGTCACAAGATTGTTTTCATCTAACTGAGCAAAATGTGCCATGTAAGCCTCTTAGAACGTAATTGAACCCGAACCGGTAAACTTATATTCACGTATACCGCCGCTCACCGTGACGGTTGGCGATCCAGATAATGAAATTGGTGCAGAATAAGCATCGGAATAGCGGATGACGACGACACCAGAACCGCCGTTGCCGCCAGTAGGTCCAGCCCCGCCCGAGCCCGATGCTCCACCGCCCGATCCTTTGCCTGCTGTGCCATTTCCTCCGTTGACCCCATCTCCGACTTGACCGGCACCTCCATAAGGCACACCAGCGTTAACAGTTGAGTTGCCCGAATATGGAGTTGCGCTCCCGCCGCCCCCGCCGGCGTAATAAACACCTGAACCGCTTGGCCATTCAATACCGATACCACCGCCATTATTAACGCTTCCAGCGCCCCCTGCACCACCACCTCCTGGCAAAGGGCTCGCATATGCACCATTGCCACCGCCGGCGTTTCCATACTGCGTGATTCCTGCAGCACCGGTGTTGTACGAAGATTGAATTGAGGCGCCGCCTGCGTTATAGGCAATAAAACCACAACCACCTCCACCAGAACCGCCGCTTCGACCTACAACCTGGCTGCCTCGCGGACCGCCACCCCCGCCCCCGCCCCCTTTTGCAACAAGTCCAAACGCTGATGTATCTCCTCCGTCTTGTCCAACCGAGGCGCTAGCTCCAGTTCCACCGTTTCCTACAACAATTGAATAAGTCGTTCCACCTGCAACTATCCAAGAAGCAGTTGTTACAACGCCACCAGCACCACCACCACCGCCACCGCCGTCGGCACCACTACCGCCACTACCACCACCTCCAATCATAAATAATTGAACTGTAGGAGGAGGTGTGCTGCCAACTGTTGCTTTATAGCCTGAATAGATGCACCACCCTTGCGTCGAATCAATATAAACAAATTGAACAGATTGTCTGCTAAAGTCAAGAATGCTGTTAGATGTTGACCCAGCAATTTTTCCTCCATTAGGACTGACTGTAAGGTTGTTGGCTGCCCACGTCCCAGCATAGTCCATCAGCGTTACCAAATCTCCTGCCGATGGGCTTGCAGGCAGCGTGACTGTAAAGGCTGCTGAGGTGGTGTTGCAGGGATAAGCTCTGCCTGCGACAGCCGTGAAGCCTGTGGTTTGGACGGATTGCCAAATTAGTAGTGTAGGTTTATTAGATAAGTCTGCGTAACTACCTGAAGTTGCAACTGTGGCAAGTGTTGGCTTGTTTGTTAAATCATTATAACTACCAGAAAACAATGTAGGTTTATTGGTTAGATCACTATAACTGCCAGTTGTTGCCACAGTCGCTAAACCGGCTAGATCTGCAGTATTTAGTACACCATCACTACCTAGTAAGGTAGCTTGTTGAAACGCGCGACTTGGCATAGTTAACTCCAAACAGCTTCAGGTTCTGTGGGCCATGTAACAGTTATAGGTGGATTTAATACTATATTACGTAACTCACTACGATAACGATCAAAAACTGCTTTATTAACTAATTGCACGTCTGCCAACCCTATACTGGGTGAACTAGGTCTAGCGGCTGTAGTCCAGGTTGAGTAGGTTACGCCGCGATCGCCGCTTAATTCTAGTGGCATGTTTTTCTCCTATAAACTTGCAATTCTAAATATCCAAATATCCACTGTGCGACCTTTCCAAGTACCTAGTGTCAGATCAGTAGTAGGAGACATAGTCCACCCAGGATTTCCTGAAGGGGCACTTGCAATACCTGCTGTTCTTGTACTAGTATGTGTCCAACCTTGTAATCTATAAGTTGATGCGGTACTGTCTACCCGATAGATAATGTGAAAATCTTCTGTATGATTGTCCTCAGACCCCATTCTTGCTGTGACACCCACTGCATTGGTAGTTCCATCTTTAGTTACTGCATAGATTGTCCAAATATCCCCGCCGCTGGCCTGTCGATAGCTCATATGCAATGCATATATACCTGTTAGTGTATGTGTCCAAGTTCCGCCTGAAGTATTTGTAGTTACTGAGATATTTTTAGGTATACCAAACACCCTATATATAGGCATTGTGGTTCCATCAGTGGCCGAGCTTGATACAGTGATCGTTAAAGCGTCATCAAATAGTGTACCAAAATTGGCATAGGCACTACCGTTTAATACACTGCTATCAGGTAAAATTATCTGTGATCCGCTTATACTAATTGGCATAACCTACTCCGGTTTGGGATATTTGGCCTTAACTGCTAGGCAATCTTGTATATACTTATCAATTTGAGCTTGGTCCCCTTTGACCACAGCATCTAAGTAATCTGTGACAGGCGGGTATTCACGTGCTCTGAGACGTTGATATTCAGTCGCTGCGATTTCAGCTTTAATTGTTTCAATAGCCGCTACGACTTCTTCCTGAGTGGGTTGCGTTTGAGTTTGATCGTGCCAGGTTATGCCGGAATATGTATCTCCCGTTAGTGACCATTCTGCACCGGGCCGCAACTTTTTTAATGCACGATCAATCATGATGCAACCTCCATTAAAATAAGTGTACTAACGAAACGAGCAGAAATTGATACGTCACCGTCGGTTTCTGCTCCACGATTTATCCATACTGTCCTAGGGCTTTCGGCTTGGGCCTGTAGACTGTAAGTTAATTGACTGGTACTAGTAGGCGAATCAAGAAAATTAATCGGAAAAGCTATAGTTTCATCTGTATTACCTGGTGCTTGAGTGCCCCAAAACAATCTTCCTCTATTAGATGCTACATCATGTCTAGAGATTGCTGTTCCGTTTCTAGCCAATAACCCACCGAACAACCATGCACCAGAATAAGGATTATCTGTGCCGGCATAAAGAGTACCTGTTATTAGTACCTTGTTTGTGTTAGATGATAAAGTAATATTGGCAGACAATCCCGAAATATCAACAGGAGTTGTACTAGTAGTAGCAAATGTGTCAGTTTTAACCACAGTTACTACTTGGAGAATAGTTTGTCTTATAATCCCGGCAGTATTTTGCCATATATCAAATTTTGCATAGCTGGGCATAATTATCCTTGAGGATATTGTTGTTTTACCTGAGCACAGGCAGCAATGTAAGCATTCATTGGTTCTGTATTTCCTTGTGTTTGCCAATAGATGGCATCGGCCAAATCTTGTATGGGCGGGTATGCTTGAGCACGTTGACGTTGATACAGTTTAGCGTCATAATCAGCCTGTAGCCTGGCGATTTCTGACTGTAGTTGTTCTAATGATGGCTCAACTTCAGGTCTGTTATTTAACCAAACTATAGAACTATAATCTTCATTTTCTAAAATAAATTCAGCTTGAGGACATAAACTCAATAAAGCAGTACTTACATTCATTGTGCTATCTCCTTAGCAATAATTACTATATCGTGATCAAAACCCCAAATAGCAGTGTCCCCGGATGTATATCCAAAATATAAAACTCCCGTACCGCCCGATTCCCTCATAGCTTCAAACCCGTACTCACAGGTGTTTGTTGTGCCAGGTGTATCAAGAGCTATGAAGTTTACCCACATAGGATCGTTTACATCTTGCCCAGGGGGCCTCATTGTAATTCCTGCAAATACTTGCCTACTGCCATTTGCTACTCCTGCGGTAAGAAATGAATATGTCTTAATTCCTGCTACACTCCTAAAAGCTCTAAAACTATAGATAGTATTAGAAGCATAACTAGCTCCGGGGTTGGCAGGTATGTAATATTGTAAACTTATTAAACTATTCGCAAATCTAGGTGTGATAGATACTCGATAATTTGTACTGGGCTCTGCAAAACTTGTGGAATTCAATGTTGTTCTGGTTACACTGCTGACATAAGCAGTTTGAACAATTGTGCTAACTAATTGCCCTGAAGTTAATTCCCATCGATTAAATCTTGCTGTACTCATTTATACCACCGTCCAAGTTGATCCGTCGGGAATCGTAACAACTACATTATTAACAACAGTGATCGGTCCAGCTGTCATAGCATTTTGTCCATTAGGAATTGTGTAGTTTGTGGTTATAGTTGTATCATTAAGATAAAAGGCTGCATTACTACCGCCACCAGTAGCACTAACTGTGCCTGGTACCCACTTGCTACTAGTACTATTCCATACTAGGGCCTGGCTGTTAGTAGGTGCGCTAGTTGTTGTGTCTACATCACTCAGTGCGTCTATGCTAGTAGTGCCAAGTTTAGTAGCTACCCTGGCGTCTGTATAGTAGAGGTTGGTATTTTCAGTGATGTTTGCAGTAGTAAGTGTTACAGCTCCTGTTAAGGTATTAACACTAGTAACACCACCAGCAATAGTAGTAGATCCGCCTAAACTAACACTTGTACCATTAATAGTTATACTACTATTTGCTAGACTATTGTTAGGTATACTTGACAGGCTAATAACACCTGTAGTATTATTATAGCTAACTCCACTAGCAGTAGTAGCACTTAAACTAGTTAGTGTAATATAATTACTACCATTAGTTAGCTGATTGGTATTAGTAGGTATTGTAATAACACCTGTACTGCTGTTATAGGCACCACTGCCTGCTGTAAAGCTTAAGCTACTACGTGCTCTAGCATTTGTATAGTAGAGATTTGTTGAACCTTCAGTAACACTATCAGTACTGCCTGGAGTAGCTACTATCTCTACATAAACACTGCCTGACCAACGATATACTTTATTATTATTTAAGGTTATGTATATTTTGCCCGATTCACCCGTTGCGGGTAATGCGGCATAGTTGTTATATTCTAGAACATCATCTACATAGCTAGGTAATTGTTGGCTAGCTACTTTTCCAGTACCATCTAGTACTGGAAAGCGTAGATCTGCTTCTGTTTTTGTATATCCATCTGATAAACCGCGTGGCGTGTAGGCTACTAGTTCAACACTATCACCAGCTTGCACACCTGACACTAATACCACAGTGGTACCATTACTGGCTGTATAATCGCTGCCATTGACCAGTTTAACGCCATTTAGGAAAACGTCTAGGTAACCAAGCGAATATCCACTAGTTGGTGTAAATGTTGTTTGTCCACTAGTTGCCACCACAGTTGTTGTAGTGCGCTGTGAAGCAACTCCTGGACCGTTTCCTAAATATGCCATAATTTATCCTTAACTACTGTGGTAAGTTTGAAAGTATTTGTACTTCCATAAAAGCTACACCAGATATTAATTGATCAGAGACATTAACCATACTATCTATATTTTGTTCTGTGCTAGATTCTGTTACAGTAATTTCTTGATCAGGATACTGATTTTTAATAGTTTGTATAGTTTCAGTATCATTGCTGTTTATAGTTTGTAAAAATTTACCATTTAAGAATACTTGCTTAATCATAGTTAGCTTAGACCAATGGGTTGATCTTGACCTACAGGTTGAAATCCACCTACAATAGCCAGTTGCTCAGCTGTAAGCATCCTAGTACTAATATCTATTTCAGGCAATGGTGTGTTATAGATAATTTGATCATCTAAACTTTCTACTGGTATAATAGTTACTGGTTGGCCAGGGTGAGCTAGCATTGCTTGAGTAACTATACTAGTAGCTTCTTGCAGGTCTTGTGCTAGTTTATAAAATTGCATATTTACATGAACTTGATACATGTTTATTCCTATATTACAAATCTCATACCAGTTATTGTTGCATTAGGTGTAGCTAGTGGAAATCTTATTAAGAATTGATTTCCAGCTACTGGATCAACAACGTTCCAGTAAGTTAAAGTTCCTATTATTGAAGAAGGTGAAAGTCCAGTTGAGCTTGCAATATTAAAATATACGCTATCAATTAACTGAAAATAGTTAGCTGTACCATTAATAATATTATTGGCTATACCTGATGTTATTAGCATTACAAGTACTAGGTTTCGTCTATAACCACCTATTCCTGTAACTTGGTTGGCACCTGTACTTCTCCACGTTCCTACACCATAAACAGTATTAGCAATGCCATTAGTTAGTGTAAGAGCTGAATGATTTTCAAGTCTAGGTGCTCCACGTATTCTAAAAACACTTAGTAGGGTTCCATTACCTGAGTTAATAAATACCTGAAAGTTGCTGTTTGCAGCTATTGTACCACCAGCAATACCTGCCCATACTAGGTGTGCAGCAGTACCACCTGCACTACGTGCTTGAACATTTGGACTACCTAGCTGTCCTGCACTATTTTGACCAGATATGGTTTTTTGACCATTAACATCATCAGGTCCATACATAGCAGTCCAGTTATTAACACCTTTATTGGACACAAAGATTAAAATTCCATCGCCAGGTAGTATTTGTTGGTTAGTAGTTGCTGTTAGGTTAATATTACCTGCTACACCTACAGAAGTATTTTGTGCTATTCTTGCAATAGAGCAAGTTGGCTGATGTTGATAAGTTGTATAGATCATATTAGAAATTCTGTCCTACTACCATAGCTAACCAAGATGATCCACCATCATATGTAACAAAGCTAATTACATCGATTTTACTTGCTGTAGTTGATAAAGATGGTGTTTGTCCGTTGGCCCATTTCACCCCTGTTGGCCAGGTACTTATACTACCTCCAGCCGCAATTACTATATATAGTCTAAATTCAAATTCTACACTACTAGGAATATTTTGTAGTGTCCAGCCTGTAATACCAGCATTAAGTGTTAATACAACAGAACTACCACTGTTAAAATCAATTGTTTGAGTACCAGCACTAGAGGTTATGCTTTGTATAATACGATTATATTTGCTAGCAAAAATATCGCGCGTATAAGTTTGCAACCAACGTAAATTAATTGTACCTAAAGTATAAGTTACGTTATTATTGGGTACAAAATTACCTGCAGGTTCAAAATAAGCACGTATAGCTACAGCTGTACCACCATTTTGTGTACCAAAAAACAAACCATGATTTTCACTACCAGCAGTTGAACCAGCACTATTTGTTAATATACCAATTTGTGCACCTAGTGTATAGTTACCAGCACTATTTCTTACTGCCATGCCTATAATAGGAACATTACTACCGTCGGCAGCTGTAGCCCCACCTTTAATTAATAGGTGTGCATAGCTACCATTAGTAGAACCTATAGTAATATGTGGTACATTTGCCCCACCATATGCGGTGCCGCCATTTGTTAAACTATAACTATGTGTATTAATAGTATCAGTGTAGAATATGCCTTGTCCAGCAACCGTTAATTCTTCAGTTGGTGAAGCTGTGCCAATTCCCATCCAACCATTGGCAGAATCGTATACAAATGTTGAAACACCACCAAATGTACTACCTGCATTATACTGTATACTACCTGTAACACCACCAGCAATAGTAGTAGATCCACCTAAACTAACACTTGTTCCATTAATAGTTATTGCACTATTAAGTAATTTAGCATTTGTAATTGCACCATCTTTAATATCTACAGTATCAATAGTGCCATTTAAAATATTACCACTATCTATAACACCTTGATAAGGAGCATTTCCAATATATGGCATCGTATTCTCCTTAATTAGTTGCTGATAGATAGCTTACAACTACATCACAACTACTGCTACTACTACTCCAAGCTGTTATACTATCACCAGCTTCTAATACTACTTTTTGATCACCGCCAACTAGTACGAGTGTGCCTCCAGGCAATATAGTAGCATCTTTAATAAGATGTGCATTAGTGCCGCCACTTTTAAGTAATTTTGCACTAATATTAATATTACTAGCAGTTATATTTGCTAGTGATAATCCTATAACAGTATGTGCAGTACTTGCACTAACTGTATCAGTAACGGTTGTGGGACTACCACTGGTTCCTATATTTGCAGATATTTTACTTTTAAATGGCATAGTATTATCCTAGTGCAATTGCCATTGCAATTGAAAAGTTACTTAATTCTGTAGCGGTAGGGCTATCTAGTGCAACTATACGTATAAAATCTCCTGCAACAGCATTTTCTGCTAGTACAACTGTTGTTCCATTTGTAGCAGTATAATCTGTACTAGCTAATAAACTACCATTAATAATTACATCTATTCCACCTACTATATAGCCATTAGGTACACTAAAAGTAGTTTGATTATTAGTTGCTGTAAATTCATATACTCGTCTAGTTTGTAAATTATTATTTCCAACGCCACCAGCCCCACTAATTTCTGCAATTGTATTATCTGTTTTCTTATAAAACAGTTTTCCATCTGCATAATTAATTGCTACTTCGCCATAATCAAGATCGGCAGCTAGTGGTACTTTACCAACTACCGAGCTTTTCTTTAATATAACTTTATTTGCCATTTAATTAATATCCTAAAAAGGTTGGCTTATAATCAAAAATGATTGCCTATAGATTAGTATGTACCACCATCAATTGTAAATCCATCTAGTGTAGAAGTTGCTGCTCCTGCACCAGTTATATTTGTGCCTACATAAATTGTACCACTAACTCCAATACCACCAGTAACTACTAATGTACCAGTTGTAGTTGAGCTAGATACTGTATTACTAGATAGTGTAATAATACCACTAAGTGTTGCTGCACCTGTAAATGTTCCACTAATTGCGCCACTATTAATAGTAGGACTTGTTAATGTTTTATTTGCAAATGTTTCTGTACCAGATAATGTAGCAAGTGTACCAGTTGTTGGTAAAGTAACGCTAGTATTACCAGTAGCAGTAAATGTTTGAGTAAATGCACCTGCATGTGTAACACTACCACCTAGTGTTAAAGTACTACTACCATTATTTACACCAGTACCACCATAAATAGGATTAATTATTGTAGCTTGCCATGTACCTGTAGCAATTGTACCTAGTGTAGTAATGCTAGATTGACCTACATAAGTACTAGCAATATCAATACTATCAGCATTAATTGTAATACGATTTGCTGTGCCACCTACATCTAGTGTATTACCAGTTTTAGTTAAACCACCACCAGCAATAATTTGACCAGCACCACTAAATTGTACAAAAGTTAAATTTGTACTACCTAGAGTAATTGTACCATCAGTAGTAAGTACCCAACCACTATCACTGTTAACAGTACCTTCTTCAACAAATGTAAATACACCACTAGTAACCTCAGTACCAGGTGTATTATCAAAATCAATAGCTCTTGTCCATGCTGCGCTAGCTACAACATAGATACCATTTTGACTAGCTGTGCTTTGATCCTTAACAAGTACCCTATCTCCAACACTAAGGGCTACGCCATCAATAGTTTGAGTATTACTTAATGTAATATTTGCTGTAGTTGCAGCACGTACACTATCTTTAATATCTAAACCAGTTTTTACTGCATCTACATATGCTTTAGTTGCAGCATCTTGTGCTTGTGTAGGATCAGCAACACTAGTAATACGTTTACTGCTTACATCAACAGTACCTGTGCCTGTTGGAGTAATAGTAACATTATTATTGCCAGCAGCACCTGCAATTATTAGTGCACCACTAGTAGCCGTAATACTTGTAGCTGTAGCAACACCTAGTACAGGAGTTACTAGTGTTGGACTTGTAGCAAATACCAATGCACCACTACCTGTTTCATCACTGATTACACCTGCTAGTTCACTACTAGTTGTAGCAGCAAATACATTTAATTTGTTAGCTGTATAAGCAACTGTACCACCAGTACCAAAAGCTACTGAGCTTGTATCTGTACCCGTAAAAGTTAAAGTATTACTTACTGTTAGTATTTTACCATCAGCTATTGTTAGTGTTGCACTAGTTGTAGGTGCAGTAATAGCAAGTTTATTAATACTTGTAGCTGTAGCAACACCTAGTACAGGAGTTACTAGTGTTGGACTTGTAGCAAATACTAAGCTACCACTACCTGTTTCATCACTGATTACACCTGCTAGTTCACTACTAGTTGTAGCAGCAAATACATTTAATTTGTTAGCTGTATAAGCAACTGTACCACCTGCACCAAATGCTACTGAACTGCTATCAGTACCAGTGAATGTCAATGTGTTACTTGCTGTTAGTGTCTTGCCATCTGCAATAGTCAATGTTGCGCTATTAGCAGGGGCAGTGATAGCCAACTTGTTGACACTTGTAGCACTAGCTACACCAAGTGTTGGAGTTACAAGTGTTGGACTTGTAGCAAATACTAATGCACCACTACCTGTTTCATCACTGATTACACCTGCTAGTTCACTACTAGTTGTAGCAGCAAATACATTTAATTTGTTAGCTGTATAAGCAACTGTACCACCAGTACCAAAAGCTACTGAGCTTGTATCTGTACCCGTAAAAGTTAAAGTATTACTTACTGTTAGTATTTTACCATCAGCTATTGTTAGTGTTGCACTAGTTGTAGGTGCAGTAATAGCAAGTTTATTAATACTTGTAGCTGTAGCAACACCTAGTACAGGAGTTACTAGTGTTGGACTTGTAGCAAATACTAAGCTACCACTACCTGTTTCATCAGTAATTGCAGTAGCAAGTTGTGAACTAGTAGCAGTTAATGTATTACTAGAAAGATTTATTGTTTTATTAGTAAGTGTTTGTGTACCAGTAAGTGTGGCTACAGTGCTATCAATGGCAATAGTTGTAGTATTACTAGAATCATTAAAAGTTGTGGTAATACCAGTACCATTAGCTATAGTACCACCAACTTGATCATAAATATATTCTTGCAGTGTTGTACTAGTATCACCAATATAAACATTACTAATAACAGTTTTACCAGTACCATTAGGTGTAATACTAATATCACCATTAGCATTTGTAGAACTTAATGCATTAGCTGTAAGTTGTAAATTACCAACTTTCCAAGTGTCAATAGTACCAGTAGCACTAAGTACAGGTATAGATTTTGCATTAGTAGTAAGTGTGCCGCCTGCACCACCACTATCAATTAATGCTGTATAGTATTCTCCACCAAGCACTACTCTAGCACTTGCATTTCCTGATGTTTCTGTACCACCACCTATATATAGTTTTCCAGAACCAGCTGTTGCACTAGTAAATGCATATGCTAGTTCTCCTAAACCTAGGGTACCTGGACTACCGCCAGTAGTTGTACGCTTAATACGAATTGTTGAAGCCATTTATTATCTCCGATTAATAGTAGCCGCCTTCCATATTTTGAGCGTCAAGCGTTGTGGTTGCTACCCATTTTTGTACTAAAGTTCTATAAACCAACAGCCCGCCATCTGTTAAGTTTGAAAGATCTACGTCTGTTAAACCAGTTATACTACTATTAGGTCCCATTAAGCCAGCAACTATAACTTGAGGTTCTTTTCTTTCGATAACTACTTGATTATTTTTTTCGGTTACAATTACTTCAGTTGTCATCTTGTAACCTCCGGTATTAGAGTTAAATTACCTTGAATAAAAGTTGTTACAAATCCACTACTATCTGTAAGTTCTAAGCTATAAACTGCTACTGGAAAAGTAAATGCTGCAGTTTGAACATTAGTCATATTTACTGTAATAGTATAATTCGCTGTATCTAATACTATACCACCATTTAAATGAGTTAATTCTAGAATAACAGTAGAACTGTCTACTGTTTCTCTAATTTGCATTTTAGCAGTATATCCTACAAGACTTATTGGATGATTCCACTCTAGTATACCACCACTTATATAAGTTGTATAACTACTACTATTTATTTGATTAAGTGTTACTTGATTAGCGGCTACACTAGTAGCAATATAATAGCCATCTTCTGATGTGATATTTATTTCTTTCATACCACCAACACCAGTTACACGAACTCGCCATCCACTAGGTACTGTATGAGATGGTGCAGTTATTACACAAGGAGCCGCTTTTGTAATAGCAGTAATATTAGCATACTGTTTAGTTTGTGATTCCCAGCGATATATTTCCCTAAAAGTACTGCCTTGATAAATTTTATAATTAATTTTTGCCGGTGTCACTGTTGCACCTTTATCTTTCTAATAGCTGCCAACTTTTTAAAACTATTAAGCTCTAGTGTAAGTGCACTTACTTCTTCTTGTAGTTTATTATTTTCTATACTAAGTTTACTAAGTTGATTATTTAGTTCAATAAGTTCATTTTGTAGTTTACTAAGTTCTTCTTGTAACTTAGCATTTTGTGTACCCATACGCTCTATTTCTTTGTGCATCATTTCAATAACACTAGTTTCTGCGTTTGTAGTACTCCATTGTTTTAATAATTTCTGTATACCAATACCTAGTGCAATTATAGCCATTGCAACTAATGAAAGTGTTTGTACTAATCCCTGATTTTCTATAGATTCCATAGTTTCTCCCTACCATCCTGTAATAGAGAAACTATTCGAGTAGAAATTGTGTACTAAATAGCCAATTCCACTAGTTTCTCGTTTTCCATAGATTAAATAATCTTGTTCATTTCTATTATTTCCTTCAGGAAATATACTTACAGCTATATTTCTATAACTACCTACATATTTCATTATTTTAATTAATTCTTCTCTATCTGCTTTATCTAAAATAGCTAGATTAAAATTTAATTGATCATATATATTGCCGCGATCACTATATAAATCGCCGGCATCACTGCGACTAGTTTGTGTAGTATCACTTATCGTAACTTCTAATCCATCTTTACTAACACCAATATTAGGTTCCCAGTATTTTCCACAAATTATTCTACTACAATCTATATAACTAGGATATGCTGGGCTAGCACTAGGATTAGTACCACGATTTAAAGTTATTTCTAGAGACCTTACTGTTGTTGGTGTTGAGGTAAACCATATAGCAGTTTTACTTAATCCACCATAAGGAAAACTATTTACATTTTTTATACTAGGATAACTATCTAGAGTAGTATTTATACAAGCATTAACTGGTGTTCCACTATTATGTGTATAAATACTTGTTCCAATTGAATTTTTTGCTACTACTGCAATAGTACTTGCACTACTTAAATTAGTGGCTGGAAGTATAATACCATTTATAATTTCATCACTAGCCCAAGTTAGTGTATAAGTAACACTAGTGCTATTACTACGATGCGCTAAACTTTTTGTATTTGTATTTAAAGAACTAGCTTCAAGACTACCATTAGCAGTATTATTAGCTGTAATTGTTGCTCTTCCAGCCGCATCGTCATAAATAATTCTTACGTTTGCCATAACATTCCTCGGCTGAGTATACAACTACCATAAATTTTTTATAGTTAATTTTATATTCTTGTATATTATAACACAAGGGCTAAATAAAGTCAATTAGAAAAAATACTATGCTTAAACCGTTTTATAAGCGTAGTATTATAAGTAACTTTATGCATTAGGTTTCAACACGACTGTGGTTTTCGTATTGGATTAATCAGATCGATCATTCAGTCGGAGTAGTTTTGTAGATCTAATTTTATCTAGTAATTACCAAGGCAAAGATAAACTAATTATTGGTGGATTTATTTTATCATTTAATTTTTTAATAGCTAGTTCTTCTGTGGCTTGTTTACTAATTTCTTTCCACAACCAATCTAACACTATTTGTTCTGTTAAATTTTCATAGGGAATAAAATTATCTTCACTAGGTGCTGTAAATTGTTTAATACCACTAATAGTTTCTTGTTCATTATCTTGACTAATAGTATATTCCCAGTATGCTTTTAAAACTACATTTTGTAAATTATTATAATTTAATAAGCACTCTAATTTTATTATTTTCCACATATTATTAACTTTATAAAATTATTTAAACTGAGGACCTTCTAACCATGTTACTACACTATATCTTGTTCCTAGAGTAACAGGTGAAACTCTATGTTGAAGAATAGATGGAAAAACTAAAACAGATCCTCTTTTTTTAAAAGCTATTTCTGCTTGCGAGTTATTAAATCCAACCCAGTTTTCCATTTCTAAAAAGCCGCCTTCATAGTCTGTTGGATCGCTTAGCTGTAAAATAACTGATACTTTGCGATGTTTTGATTTATCAAGTAGAATATCATTATGCCAATTAAAATGACCTTTTAGAGTCCCATAATATTCTGTAAACTGAATGGCTACAAGCTCTGGATCTATAATATATTCCCAGTGTTTATTACTATTAAGTGCAGCAGTTAAAAGAAACGGTGTTACATAATTATTGAATGGAGGTAACCATCTAACTGTACTAATTCTATGTTCTGGTAATGATAAATTATTATAGGTTCCAACAGTAGCATCATTTGGCTCATACATTTGTGCTTCAGAAATAATATAATCACATATTGTATGAGGAATAAATTCGTTATAAACTTCGTAATATTTATTCAATTTAAAATCTACAAAAAATAGTAATCCAGGGCAAATACCCTGGATTTTTATTTAGTATTTAAATCCTTAATTTGTTCTTGCAAGGACTGAATTACTAATTGTTGTTGTTGTATTGCTTTTACAAGAGGACCAATTAATTCAACTGTGTTAAAACCACGAGTATCTACTCCTGCTTCTCCTGAGTAAATATATACCAAAGCATCTTCATCTGGAATTAATATTTCAATATCTTGCGCTATAAATCCATGATGCAGTAGATCTTGATTTTTGGTATCACCAGTAAATTCAAAAGTCTTAGGTGTTAATTTCATAATAAAATCTAAACCTAGATATTCATCTTTAATATTTTTCTTTAGTCTAATATCTGATGAAGAGTTAAGCGTAACTGAATTACCAGCTCCCTGAAATCTAGTGGGTGAATAAGGAGATGTAAATGTTATGAATCCACCTGAAACAATAGCAGTTCCACTATCTGTTGGAATACCTGTAACTCCAGAATTACCAGATGGTCCTGGTGGTCCAGTTGGTCCTGGACCACCAGATGGTCCTGGTGGACCTGGAGGTCCTGATCCACCTGATGGTCCTGATCCACCTGGTGGTCCTGGTGGACCTGGAGGTCCTGATCCACCTGATGGTCCTGCGGGACCTGGTGATCCGGATCCTGGTGGTCCTGGTGGTCCTGGTGGTCCTGGTGATCCGGATCCACCTGATGCCCAGTTATATCCACTATCAGTTTTTATTAATATTTGACCTGTGGTGCCTGCATTAGAAGGATTAAAAGGTTTTGTATTTGATATGGTTATTGTATTACTTGAACCTGCTGTTGAAATACCACTTGCACTTCCTAAAACTGTTAATTGTCCACCAGTAGGCCCCGAAGAAGGAACATTAGCAGTTCCACTATCTGTTGGAAAAGAAAAAGCACCCGGTGATCCTGCTGGTCCTGCTGGTCCTGGTGATCCTGGTGATCCTGGTGATCCTGGTGATCCTGGTGATCCTGACACTGCTGCCCATGTTCCATCAGCACGTAAATATGTAGATGTTGAACCTGTTGGTGCGGAGATAGTATAAGAACCATATCTAAATTGGCCAGACCTTAGATTTAATGCATAACCATCAGAATCACATATAGAAACCTCTGTGCCGCCTGTGCCGGCAGCGAATCTTCCACCTGCATCATACGCTCCATCCCAACCTAAAATACCTGTATAACCTGATCCGACGCTTCCAGTATAACCTGTTGTTCCAGCTACCGCGATCGTTCCCACCGTACTAGCGTTTAGAAAATAAGCAACTGTTGAACCATTCGAAAGCGATGCAGTTATTCCACTTGATGTTACAGACCCAGTAGGCACAGGTAGCGAAATACTAATTCCACTAGCATAATTTGAAACTGAGACTGGAGACAACTGAATCAATGGATCAGTTTCGGCGCTAGTACCCCCAAAATAACCTAAAAGTTGATTGGCAGAATTATAGATTGCAACTTTATTGGCCGAACTTTTATTAATTTCTATGCGCTGCGATCCACTAGTACCAGTAACTAATTGACCGCGTAAATATGCACTAGTAGCAAATAGCTCACCAGTACTACGTCTAAAATAATAACCGGTAGTACCAAAATCTGCACTAGTAGGTGGATTAGGTCCATTATAATTATCACTACGTATATCTTGAAAGATACTAGCAGCTACTGGTACGCTCCAAACTGTAGTATTAGCAGGAATACTTTCTACAGTAGTATTATTAGGATTATATCTACCAAAACTATACCATAATACTTGACCAATATTTACTGAGGAAGCTGTTAAGCTCCAATTTGTTGGAGCAGTAACACCAGTTGTATTGCTAGGTGCACTTGTTAAGGCCTGATCAGTTTGATTTCTAATTATAAAAGCTGTAATAGTTCTTATACCTTCAAGACCACTACTACCTGAATCTCCTTGTGCTCCTTGTGCTCCTTGTGCTCCTTGTATTCCTTGTGCTCCTTGTGCTCCTGCTCTACTTTTACTAATAGAAAAAGTTTTTGTTAATGTTGGATAACCAGTTCTAGTAGCTGTAATAGTACTAACTGCACTATCAATTGCGTCTGTTAAACTATTTACTGTTAGAGTAATAGCACTTGTACTTTGACCTGTTAAAGTAGTTGTTAAACCAGTAGTATCACTTTTAGTTATTGTCCAAGAACTAGTTTCATTAGTAATTCCACGAAATATAGCACCATCTGTACTAGCGCCCGTATAACTACTAACTGTACCATTACTATTTGCAGGTACTACATGGGCTTCATTTGTTAACAAAAATGTAAGTCCATCACTACCATTATCACCACGAACAATAGTTACAGTATCACTTATACCATCTACAGTGGCTACTACTTTAACATATCTAACAGTTGTAGCACCTAATTGATTAAAATTAGTACTACTAAGATCTCGTGTATCTCCACTGCCTGTAAGTGTTACACTACCAAGACTTGTATTACTAGAATTATATGCTGTAGCGGTAAAAGTTGGACTATTTGTAATATTTTGTTTATTTGCAGTAAATGTTATATTAGCCGGAAATGTAGCAGTTGTTGCTGTACTACTACTAAATATAAAAGCAAAATCAGTAGCACTTAAAGTTAATGTTTTAGCTGTACTACCAGCAATAGCTTTACTAATAGTTAGAGATCTAGTTTGAGTCAAATAACCAGCTCTAGTTGCTGTACAGGTTAGTACTACTGGCGTATTGGCGCTTATAGCAGTAACAGTAATTGTGCTAGTATTACTACCACTAGCTGTTACAGTTCCAGGTATACTCCAGCTATAAGTCCAATTTGAACTATCATCTACTCCACCTATAGATATAGTCATTGTACTGGTTGCTGTAGTATAATCTCCTCCAGTACCATCACTAAGAGTATTAATTACTATACTATTTTTACTTAAATTACTAGTTACATTTTCACTTATACTATTAATTGTAATACTACTAGTATAAGTTACTCCTTTAAATGGAAGTGTAGCTGTAAATACTATAGGCGTACCAATTGTTATATTAGCAGAATCAAGTGTAACAATTTTATCTCCGCTTACACTATAGGTTACTACAGGCGAGCTTGACCAAGTTAAATTTGGTAAATCTCCTAGTATACCTGTTAATACTGGTTTAATAGTTATAGTGCTAGGTTGAATACCACTTGCTTGTTTTACAAAATTAGTGGCACTAGATACTATTATAATTTTATTGCTACTTACTTCTTCCAATCTAGGACTAGTAGCTTGTAATATAATATCTCTATCATTAATAATGGTTGCCATTATACTAATATCCCTAATTGAATTCTGCCACTAATCCAATCTCTAGAAACTGTAACAACTGTACCAAGAGACTCGTTTAAACCAAATCTACGATTACTTAATTTAACAAAATCACCTAGCTGTATATCAAACATATGTGGATATGCATTCATAGTATATATAGTTCTAGGAGTAGACCATAAACTATTTCGTAAACTAGATTCAGTACTAGCACCTATTTGTGTAACTAAATAGGTATCTTCTTGCTGTGGTTCGCTAGTAATTTTATAATTTGATTTAACTGTATTATTGCTAGTTGTACTGTAATACCACTCGCTAGCAAAATCTTCTACATTTTTTATAGGTAAACCCGCAGCTAATCCACTTGTTTGAACAGTATAATTTTTACAATAAGCTATTTTTGTAGCTGCACGAACTGAAGTTCTGTCTGATATACTAATACTAAATTCTTCTATATCAGATGAAGTTACTGTTATAGTTGCACTAGTAGCGGAGTCTAACTTAATTAATTTAATTTTTCCTACATCACTATCTGAAGAGAGTGGGCCTATATTTACAGCTAATTTTGCTCTAACACTTGCTGCAATTTTATTACAAACATCTATTAAATTTTCTGTATTACTAGTATAATAACCTACTTGTCTAGTATAGTTTCCACTAACAACGAAATTATTATCAAAATTTGTAAAATTTGTTAAATCTAGATCACCGTCTACTAGTCTAGTACTAGGTGGACCATAATTTTTTAATATATTTTTAATAATTTCTGCAATTTTATTAGTATAAGTTCCTGTAGTTTTATCTCCTTGTACACTACAAGTTATTTGACCAAAATTAGCTTGTGTTAATCTAAATCTACCATTTGCCAGATCTTTTTGTATACCACTAATTGGTACACCCATATCTCTAACTTCAATAATATCTTCTATAGCACCATTATGTACTATATAATAAGTTTTACCAGCATCTGCACCAGTAGTAATAGAATTTGCTAATGGTGTTACATTAAAACACTCTCCAAAACATACTGGTTTAAGATCTAATATATTATTTTTAGTAGTTTGTAACACAGTATCTTCACTTAAACTAGTATCTAACTGCTTAAGTTTATCTGCTATTACTAAATTAAATTTAGTTCTATCTTTAGCTAATACTTCAACTACAGTTCCTCGAAATAATATTTTAAAATCACTTTTTGCCCAGCTAGGATCGCCTAGATAAATAGTAATATTTTTATTTACAAATATTAAGTTTAAATATATAGTATCTAAGTCACCAGTAGTATTATCTAGTTCAATATCTCCATAACTTATATTAACAGTTCCATCTATAGATAAACTTTGATTGAAACTTACCCCTCCAACTATAAGTGGAAAATATGTTTTATTACTAGGACTATCAGAAGACATAGTAGTATAAGCACCATTAGATAAATAAATAGTAGTAGGATTATTACCACTAATATCTGTTACATTATCTATTTCAATGAGTATTCTTCTAATATGTTGTGGTGTTTTTAGCCAAGATTTTAACTGTGTTAATGTTGTCATTATATATTACCTTTCCTCCATTACAACACCAAAAGTACCAGTTTTTATCCAAGTATTGTTTTTAACAGCCGTAACTGTATCACTACCAGTATTGGAAATTACTGTAGTTAATATAGCTGTTTGAGCATCAATTGCATTTTTTAGTTCTTGTGCTAGTTCATTTGATTTTTTAGCTGCCGCCGCTGCTTCTTCATCAGCCTTTTTCTTAGCAGCTGCTGCCGCTGCTGCTTCTTCATCAGCCTTTTTCTTAGCTGCTGCTGCTTCAGATGTTAATTCTAGTGGAGTTATCTTTATTTCTGGTATATTTGTTATTAATTCATTTTGATAAGCATTTAGCATACTACTATTTACTGTATTACCACTAGCTATAGCAGCAGCTGCATTAGCTCCAACAGTTGCTGTATTAATAGCATTAACAGCATTATATAATCGTAAATATTCACTAAATTTTTCAGCAGTTGTTTTAGTGTTCTGCTCAATAAATCCTAGGGTTACACCTTGTTTAGTTAGTTCTTCTAATTGTTGCTGGGCATCAGTTAGTTTTGTATTAACTATAGTGGTAGTAGTATCTAAATCTTTAAGAATTTTATCGTGTAGTGTTTGATATAATTCACCACTACCATAAAGTGTTTTTGCTGTGTCTAGTAGTTGTGTAGATAATTGTGGAAATTTTTCTGCTGCTTTTTCTGCTACACTACTATCACTTGATCTTACATCTTGTAGTAGTACATCATATTCTGCACGTAATTGTTCAAATTTACTTAGTGTTGACTCAGGAGATAATTCTCCACGTAATAATTGTGTTTTAAAATCAACTAAACTATTTTTAACTTTTTCTAGTGCACTAATACTACTTTCTAATTCACGTTTACGATCTTCATATGCACTTTTTAAATTATTACGTAGTTGTGTTAGTGCGCTAGCTTTAGCCCAGTCTGCTACTATTTTAATATTTTTTTCAGTAGCTACACCGGATGCTTTTAGTGTTTCAACATATTCATTAGTTTTTATAGTTATATCACGTAATATAATTTCATCTGCACTAAGTGTAGTTGTTAGGTTAATAGTTTCTTTGCGAAGATTTTCTAGTAGATCATCTGCTCCTTTATAAACTTTTTCAAACGCTGGAGCTAGCTCTAGTAAAGTATTTTGTAGTTGTGCTGCTTCTGGAGTTACTGGTTTTATACTTTGTACAAGTTGTTTAAACTCTTCCATAGTATCAACATTAGCAAAACCTAGTTTCTTTAGTGTATCTGTTACCATTTGTTGAATTGGAGCTAGTTGTTCTGCTTCAGTTAAAAATGCTTTTCTAAATTTTTCAGTTTTGTCAATAAATGCTTCCATGCCACCAAATACTTCAGTAATCATGTCTGCAATACCATAACCTTCTATTGTTTTAAATAAATAATCAGTTGATACACCTATATTTTTTAAACCTTGACTAACAAGTTCAAACTGATAGCGTACGCGCTGTACAGTTTCAAACATGCCTTCACCTTCTTTTCTAAAACTTTTAAATTCTTCAAATAATGTATTACTAATAGTATCTAAATAAGCATTAATTCCATCATATAGTGCTTGACCAATTTCTTCACTTGTTTTTAGATCTTTAAAATTAACTGTAAATTCTTGTTGTTTTATAGCTGCATTTATCTTTTCCGCACTATAACCTAATTCTGTAGCTAAACCAGTTATGCTTTTATAGCTAGTAGCAAATATAGGTCTTAATGAATCTAAGATTTGTTGACCTTGTTCTAATTCTGTAAGTTGGGTTTCCGTAAAAAATGGTTTTGTTTTAGAACTTTTTGCTAAGCCCCATAGATACTTTGTTGTAGTTTTATCAATACCACTAGCAAAGGCCATTATAGCATTATCTGTATCTTTGGCTAGTGCTTCTAGGTCTCCGCTAAACGATATACCGCTCTGCTCTATGGTTCTAGTGACGGATTGGCTCATTAGGCCCTTTCCTAAAACAGCCCCTAATACTAAGCCAATACCTGGTAGTGCCATGTTTAAGGCAACCGCTAGCCCCTCACCTAAGATGGAACCTACAGTACCACCCAATAGTAAACCTTGACCAGCTATAGCTGCACCTAGTAAAGCACCGCCGCCTCCACCAAGTATGGCTCCACTTGCACTAGCTATATTACCTAGTGTAGTTGGTGCAGTACCGGCACCTTTTATACCTGGTATATTACCAGTTCTTAATCCAGTTGCTCCATATATAGATATTGCTGCAGCTTTAGTATTTTTTTCAATTAATTTTAAGTACTGTAGTTGTGCATCATTAATAGGCATACCTTCTAGTGTATATTTTTCTATCATGCTAATGCTCTTGCGAACGCTATCACTTTTTGCACTTGTATCACCAAGTACTCCTGGTCGTACTTGTACTAGTTGGCCTTGTTGATTATATTCCATAGCACTTCCCTGAGTTTTATTTATATCCTCAGTGCTTATGCTTGGTCTATTTCCACCACCACCACGAAAACTTTGACCTATACTTGCTAGTAGACTAGCTACTAGTGCAGTCATAACAGCACCAGCCGCAAAATTAAATGGCGGAGGTAGAGTGCTCATAGAATTAATTACTGCTTTAACACCTAGTACTCCTGCTTCGGCTGCTGCGGCTCCTTGGCGTGTAATACTATTAGTAACAAAACTAACAGTATTAGCAATCTGAGTGGCTATTTCTTTAGCACTCATTATTAGTCTAGCTATGTGATATGCTTTTTCTAATGCACCGAATGCTTTATATGCACCAGTTTTTTCCTTAAATAGCTTTTTGGTGCTGTTTAGGGTCATAGCATTGCGTTCTAATTCATCTTGAGCACTTTTCTTTTCTAGGCGATCTTTGTCTTCCCAGAACGCTCTCCACTGGTCAGCACTACTATCATCAGTCATTTGTTCAGCACGTCTATTGAAAGCTTCTTGTGCACCCCTACTCTCATCTATACTCTTAGTTATTTTAGCAAATGTATCAACTAATTGACCTATTTTCTCACCACCCTTGCCAAAATTATTACTAAGTGTTGCAGCAATAGTATTAGCCTGATTCATAAAATAATTCATGCGTTCTTGCGCAGTTACCTGATCTTGCTGAACTTTTAATAAATCAGTACGTTTTTGACGTTCTATTTCAATCTGCTGTAGTTGTTGATTGAGCAATTCGTTTTGACGATTCTGCTCTTGAGTGATAGCATTTTGTAAATCTAAGCCTGTTAGACCACTAGCTTGTAGTCGTTTTTCAGCTTCTTCTTGCTTAACCTTAGCGTCTAGTAATGCTGCACTTTGTTGCTTTTGTGCATCAAAGTTAGCTTTTTGCAAGTCCATTTGATAAATTTGATTGGCAACAAATAGTTTATCAAGATTATAAATTTCCGCCATACTAGTAAACCTGGCTTTATCAATCTCCAGCTGAGCTTCTTGACCTGCTTGTTGTGTTGCTAGTTGTGCTTTTTCAACTTCGTTACGCTTGCGTATAGCTTCTATTTCTAAATTTAATACATCCAGTATCTTTTTACGAGCTGCTAGTTGGTCTTCTGTTATTTGGCGTGCTTCGGTTGCTGGCAATAATTGATATTTTAAAAATGCTAATTGTTTTTCATGATTGGCCTTAGACTCTCCAGTAGTCTTAGCTACTGCCTCATCTTCATCTTTAATGCGACGATTTATATCGTCTATTTCTGCTAATTGATTTGATCTACGTATAGTATCTTCTAATTCTGCCTTAGCATTAATACTAGCTAGTGTAGTAACTCCAGCTATTTGCTTCTCTATCTCATAAATACTTAATCTGGCCTGACGAGTAGCATTATTTATATCAAGTATTTGTTTTTCCTGTTGTAATCTTGCTGCATTTGAATCAACTTGTTCTTTAACATTTATAGCTGTTTGTTTAGCTTGCTCTTCTTTTAATTTACCAAGAGCAACATCTCGTTTTTGATTGCGTATATCTACCTGCATTTGAGCTTTAGCAAATATTTCTGCAGCTTTACTTCCTGGACCTTCACTATCTGTACGTAAACTTCTATTTCTAGGATCATAGCCGATGGCTGCCAATACCTCATCACGACTTTTTCCTTGCGAGATTAGTCCTATAGCACGCTGTAAATTACGACCTTCTTCAAGTTTGGCAATATTAGCCTTAGATTCTGGAGTACCTTTTAATGCCTCAGTGGTTATTTCTAGTTGTGCAGTATTTTCACGAATTGCTGACTGTAAACTATCTTGAGAATCTAGCATATCTACTGCAATTTTTGCTTCTTTCACTTTAATAGCCTGTTCACTTCTAGCTATACGTGCTTGCTCTGCTACGGCTTGGGGTCCTGTAAGAGTTGCAGCCCAGGCACTAGCTATAGTATTAGCAGCTCTAGTAGAAGAATTTTGAATAGCTATAGCAGTATAATCAGCGGCTTTCTTGAAATTTTCTTGAGCAGCTTCTACAAATAACTCTGATGCTTTTGTAAAAGTTGTAGGTATTTCCTTAACTATATTTTTATACTGTTGTATTGCTTGTTCTTGTTCTTTAATTTGTTTATCTAATAGTTGCTGTGGTTGTTGTCCAAAAGAAACAGCCTGAGATGCTCTGGCTGCTTGAGCTATTCCTGGCGTAGCTATACTTTCTGGTAGATTTGACATTCCTTTAGGTATACTTATAGGTGCTGGAGCCTGTGAGGCTATCTCGGTTTGTTTCTGTTTTAACTCAGCAACTTTTCTAATCATTTGATCAATAGCGCTGGTATAGGCGTCAACTTGTGTTTTTTCTATGGTAAAAGCCTGTTTAATATCAAACATGCCTTTAATAAAACTATCACTAAATAAAGATAATTTTTCTGGATTTTTAGTTAATTCTTCAAAAGCCTTTAACTGCTCACCAGCACTGAGCATAGAAATTCTAGACATATCAAGTGCTAGAGCACCAAATGATTCAGCCATTTTAGCAAAGGGATCATTGCTGCTTAAACTTTGCATAAATTCTTGTGTGCTTTTATAAGTTTTATCTAAGTTAGATCTAAATCCATCTAGTGTACTGCCTATTTGTTGGAAACGTTTTTTGAAGTTGTCAGCTATACCAAGTAATTCTGCTTGACCACTTTCTCCAAGATCTTTTATAGCTTGTTCAAATGCTCGCTTATCAAAAATATTTTCAATGCCTAGAAATTGCTGTAGTCTAGCCTCCATTTCACCACGTTGACCAAATTTTTCAGCTACATCAAGTGCACTGTACAACTGATTAGCAAGTGTTTCAGCTAGTGTATCTGCCTTGCCATAGCCAAACACGCCTTTAACCCTATCCCAAAATCTATCCCAACCATTGCTTGCAGCCATCATTTTTTCAAATCTTTTAACAGCAGTTTCCATGCTGTCTGCTAATTCTCCAAAAGCTGTTGCTAAGGCTACAGTACTCTGTATGCTATTTTGATTTTTGCTTTCATATAACTCAATAGTTTTAGTAGCATTTTTTATACTACTTTCACTTTGATCTATGGCATCACTAAATGCTTGTGTTTCTTTTTTATTCTTACTAAGTAATGAATCTATTATGCCAAAAACAGTTATTGCTGCTGTTACTACTTGTATAATAGTACCAATAGCACCAAGTGCACCACTTATAAGTGTGCCGATACCCGCAACTATGCCGCGTAATCCTAAACTCACTTTTCCGCCAACATTACCTGCAGCATCCATTTCAGCACGCATTATCTTAAATGCATCGCTAATACCTAGCAAGCTAGTATTATAAGCCATATTAGCTACTATTTCAGAACGCTTAGCTTCTACAATTAATTTTTGTTCGGCTTTTACTAGGCTCTGATACTGTCTGCTCATCTGCATTTTTTCTACATGCTGATCAATTAGCTGCTTTTGAGCTTTGCTATATTCTGCCTCAGCTTGTACAGTAGCTCCTAGAGCTGTTACAGTTTCTTGTTCTGCCTTAGCTGCACCTATCTCACCTCTGGCTGCTTCACGCTTAGTTTCTTGTTTTGCAGATGTGCCACGAATTTTCTTCAATGCTGCCTCTGCGGCGGCTACTCTAGCATCTGCTGCAATTTTTAATTGATTTATCTCAAACTGTGTTACTTCTTGAATATCTTTCTTTAGTGTTTCATTTAATTTTTGACTAAATGCAGCACCATTTTTCTTTAATTCTTTTAACTTGGCTTCTTTTTGTTCAAATATCTTTAGCTCACTTTCAGCATTAGCTTCCATTTCGGCCAATGCTTTTGTAGCGCCTAGTTGACCAAGTGCTTGACTAGCCTTAACAGCATCTTGCTGTTTTTGAGCTAATTTTTCTTGTGCCATAACTTTGTCTGCTGCAAGCTGTTCGCGAATTTGTCCTAGTGCAGGCAGTGCTCGTTGTACAAGTGTAGTTACTAGTAGTGCTAGCCCACCAGCTAAAGCGGCCGGACTCTGTGATAAGATGTCCACTATAGGGCCTAGTACAGTATTAATTAAATTTAAACCACCAGTAGTAACATTTTTAAGTTGTGCTAAAAATTTGTCAAATGGATTGGCTGAGGCATCACTAATAGCACTGAACTTATCTTCGCCTTCCTTGAGCACAGCATTAGCAAATGCTTGGCGACGCTCAAAGTCAGTTAATTGTGTCGCAGTTTTACCCATTTGCAGGGCGTATGCCTGCACGGCTGGTTCAATCTTTGTAAATATACCTAATTCGTCTAATAATTCTGGTTCTAGTTTAGTAATACCACGACTTAATCTATTGATGGCATCTGGCATACTAATGCCTAGGGCTAAGCTAGCTGTTTTAGCTACCTGACCCATACGAAGTATTTGTTGATTAGTTAAGCCAGCACTACTAGCCATCGCTGTAGCACTCATAGCTTCACGTAAACTAATAGCACCATCTGTAACATTCACTAGTTGCTGACTTAATGTTCCCAGTGATCTACCAGCGGCTGCACCTAGTATGTCTAAGCCTTTAACCATATTAGCGGTATCCATTGCTTGACTAAGTGCATTAAAAGCAGCACTAACAGCGAATATATTAGCTGCAAAGGTTGCGTATAGACGAACTAAACCACCAAGACCTTGAGCTTGGTTAGCAAAGTCACGAGCACTAGCACCGGTACCACCAATGTTGCCACGTGCACGACCGTATTCAATATTTTCACTAGTAGTCATAGCACCCGCTGCTGCAGCACGACGAGCTTGTGGCGCACTGCCTACTTGTTGTGCACTACGAGCCGCACTAGCATAGTTATTAGCAATAGTCTGACTATTTTGTACTTGCTGATCTACGCCTTCAGCAACCATTTTTAAGCGAATTGATACGTCTTGTGATGCCATATAGTTCCTCACACAATCAATTTTACTAGTAATTTTTATAGCTAGCAATAATTCTAAGTTTACACTAATTATACCACAACACAAATAAAATTACAACAACAATTTTTTTTAGCAATAAAAAAGTCCTCACTAAGAGGACTTTTTTACTTGCTGCTTATCTCGAATTATTCTACTGCGTATACTATCTACAATATTCATAATTCTTAATAATAGTCGTCTTTCAACATTGTGTTCTATTTCATAGGTTGTAAATAATTCAAACACAATACTATAGTCTTTGCCCATAAATGTAGCACTCATACCCTCCCATCGATCAGGTAAGTAGTAATATATTTCTAAAGCTTGTTGGACTAATATCGATAAGTCATCAAATTCTACAGGAATTTCTTCTGTATTAGGTTCATTACCAAGCATGTCGCACATTTCATAGTACTGATCTTTAGTCATGCCTAAATCACGATTTTGAAGATAGTTATCTAGTAATTGTTCTATTTCTTCTATTTGATCTTGGAAAAGTTTCCCAGGTCAGTTACTTTTTCGCTAATAAAACTGTCAAAATTAGTAGAGCTTTTCATTAAGTATAGTGCATTTTCTTCACTATACTCTAGTTCTTGTTCAGGATCTTGATCAGCTAAATCAACTGGTGCTAGTTGTTCTAGATATTTAAATTTTAAACCAGCCCAACCTTTAATACTTCCGCGAACGTACAGTTCTAAAAATAAATCGTCATTTAGTTCTTCAACAGGCTGACGATTTTTAAAAGTAGTTTTAGTGGCTTTTTTACGAATTGTTTGTAGTGTTTCTCTAGATAAAAAACATATATTAACTTCAAATCCTGGCATACCTGGATACTCTACAGTAACTTCCTTGCTAGGAACAAGTATGTTTTTAAGTGATACAGACGACATAGATATAAAATTCCTTGATTATTGTGTTTTTGAGGGACTAGTGCCCCCTAGATTAAGCTGCTGCGCTATAGTATTTTACTGTAATCTCGTTTTTTTCTTCAAGATCAAGTGCATTAGCTGTAGCACCTTGAGCTGTAAAGTTAATTGTTTGACTTACAACTTGCTCTGTATTAATTGTTGGTATTGATAGAATTGCACTAGGCATGTTTAATTCAACACGAGTAGTTGCACTGCTGCTACCACCAATATTTAATGTTAATTTAAAATCTGGTTCAATATCAGTTGTACTATTTGCTAACATATCTGTTAATAGTGCTGCACTATTACCAGCACCTGATTTTAAGTAACAGTTAAGTGTACCACTAATAGCACGTGTACCTGTAAAATAAGTAGTAGGTTGATTAACTAAACCAAGATTAGCTGGTGTTAAATAGGTAATATTATTAGCAAATGTAATACTACCACCTGTTAATCCTAGTGTATAAGTTGTTCCACTAGGACTACCTGCACCGGTATAGGTTGGTGAACTTGTATAAGCTTGTAGTGAGACGCTACTTAACTTATTAGCTAGGAAAGGTGCATCTGTAATTTTTTGTGCATAACTACCAGTAATACCAGTAAATGTACCTGCTGTAGTACTACCAGCTGTAATAGCACGTAGCTTAGTTCCACGCACTGTCCAAGCAATTGTACTAATTGCATCTAGTCCAAAATCAATAGTAGCTTGATCTACAGCACAATTATCAATAGCATAACTATTAGCATCTAAGAGAATAATAATTCCAAATTTATGTAGTTGATTTTTATTACTGTTTGTCATTGCTAGTATAGCAAATGGTGTACTAGCGGCGGCAGCTGTCCAAGCTGCATTAGTACCATTACTAGTAATAGGCGATGCATCACCATTAGTTTGTCCATTAATCAATTCATTTTGATTTGGTGTAGCATCCTGATAACCAGCAGCAAAAGCATTCCACAATACTTCTTCTTCACAACTAATAAAGTTATCATTACCACCTACTAAATTATCTGCACCACGATTGAATTTAGGACGCAAATAAGTACTAAAAGTTAATTCTACAGGCTCTAGGCTAGTATTAAACTGACGCTGACCACGTGCTGGATTTGTACCTGCTTCATTAACTGTTACTGTTTCTGTACCAGTAGCTTGACTAAAAGCCATTCCATCAAGTACTTGAATTTCTCTAGTATTAGTAGTAGTAAATCCTGTGCTACCAATAACACCAGTAACACTATTCACGTTTGTTGTAAAGAACATACGTGCGTTACGAATTAAATTAAAAGCCATCTCTATTCCTTTTATATTAGTATGCTAATTATACTTAGACGAGATTTTTATCTGTGGTAGGTAAACTAGCATGATTGCTTACATGATCTGATAGCGGACCTGTAAGTTGATTTCACCAACTGCATAGGGAGATAACAATCCCTCATCTGTAGTTATTGAAGCTATTAGTATTTCTGTGGTTTCATAACCTGTTGTTGAATCATAAACAAGTTGTCTATTAGCATCTATACAAATCTCTAGATCACTTAGTAGTTGCTCTAGTTGTTCTTGTGAGTCATCTTCACCCTTACAGTATACTTTTAGTGATACGCCTAGTATACCCCAAGCAAAATTATTTAGTTGATAATCTCTGGTTTCACTACCTGGTGATATATAAATACTAGGAAAATCATTTACTTCGTCCCAAAACTTTAGTTTGGCAAAACACTGATTTTGTAAGTTAGTTTGATAGGGATTAATGCCATTTATCGTAACATTAATTTTATCTGCTAGTGCTTGAATTATTTGTCTACGTTTAGTCATACTAGTACAGCCCGTAATCTTTGTTGGGTTATTTGTTGGGCTAGCTGTCTAATTGAACTGCTTATTAGCAGTTTAGGGTCTCTACTACGTGGATACTGCTGACGTCCGCCCTCACTAAAAGTAGCATAAGGATTACGCATATATGTATAAAAAGCAGTTATCATTCCCTGACGACTTTCGCTTAGTTTTTTTACTTGAACACTTTCTGCAAATCTACCACTACGTAGGTTGAGTATGTCTCGCCTATTTCCCAGACCCATGTTTTCTTTTATAGTTTGCACTAACTTAGCATTTAATAAATTTTGTAAACCAACTAGGTTACTTTCAACATAACTAGGTTCAGTATTAACGATCAAATTAGGTTTTTTAGTAGCACTAGCTATTTTTGATCGTAATTTTTTAATCTGCGCTATTTTTGGTTTATTAGAGCTGGGCTTAACTATATTTGTTTTTTTCTCACCAATTTTAACCTTTGGTATTTTGGCTTTGGCAACCTGAGTTTTAGTTTTAGTTAAAGCATCAACTATAGGTACTGCAATTAATTCCGTAAATTTCTTACTGCCATAACTATTAGCTAAATTTTTGATAAAAGTAGAATTTGATACTATTTTTTCTAAATCAAGTTGCGTTACTTTAGGATCTAATATTGATCTGAGCTCGTCAAATTGTGTTCTACTAAGTGATCCTGAACTAAGATTTTTTGATCTTAATTGTATTTCTACAATATATTTTTCAGGGTCTTTTTCATAGTCTGCCCACATTTCTTGATATACTGCTGGTGGTAGATTTGCTGTAGCTAAATCTTCGGCAGTTAGTTTTTCAATATACAAATCTAATAACTTTTTTAATGCTTCTTTTTGCTTTTCGGCTAATTTATCTGTGGCGACTACTTTTTGCTGAAACTGTCTAGCTAAATTAGTAGCTACTGAAATTACGTGACCTTTATTAAAGTAAAAACCTATTTCAGCCCGTTCTTTTGCTGCTTTTTCAATATCGTTTTCCATATTTCTACGAGTTTTAGTATTTGCAGAAATATACTTAGGATTACTTTTTAATTCTTTTAACTGTTCTTTTCTAAATTCATCTTCCGCTTTTTTATAGCCTTCTGCTACTTCTGGTATAGTATCTAATACATCTTTTAATCTGTCAGATATTAATTTATAAGATATATTATCAAATTTAATAGCATTTTCACCATTTATATTAGTTGTAATACCAAAAGGTATTTTTTCTAATTCAGCTTCTTGCTGAGTTAGACCTCCTCCTGCAATACTCGCTAACAGTAATTGTACATCACTATTATCTATTTTTAGTTCTTTTCCAGCTATAGTAGTAATTATTTCTCTGAGTTGACTCTCCATTAAATAAAATCTAGTTTTAGTAGCAGTTAATTCTTTACTACGTAATTGTGTTGCTGTTTTAGTAGCAATACTATCTAATTTTTTAACCCACTCTTTATAAACTTGATTTTGTAACAGTTTACTAAAGTCTGCTATTCCCATTATGTATAATCCACAACATATTGATCTAGTATACGCTTAATATGTGCCGGAAAGTTTGTTGTAGCTATATATTGTATTTGTGTAGTATTAGGAGTTACATCACGATTTACGTGCACAGCGCTGTTATTCTTTGAATAGTATTCTACCAAATCAAGTACAGCTAATTTAAGATCATCTGGTACTGTTT